TTCTTATAGGAATGCTGCTGCCAATGCCTAAATTTATGAAGGTGATATTCTAATGGCTGTAGATATGACAACCCAAAGTATTGCCGTTGGTGATAATTGGGTGAAGGTTGGGAATGATTACGTTGGTGATAAGCCAAACGGTGGTACAAGTGGCGATACAAGTGGTGGTGATGCAGCTTTAGGTTGGTCTGCTCCTAGTGGCATTGCCCAAGGCTCTAGCGTGTCTCTCACAACAGATGGCACTAACCCCTTTGGTACAGGGCCGACCAATGTAGTTTACGAATCGTATGCTAACGGGGCTCTAGGCTCAGATGTAGACCTAGCAAATACCATATTTGACGATACTGTAATGGGACATGCTGTTAGGGCTACGAGGGTTTCTGATAGTCGCTCTGGTGACTTTGCGGCCTCCATATTTAAAGAGACAGCCATAGACTCTTGGAGAGCTACGTCCTTAGAATACAATTTTACTCCTACCACTGAAGTCTTCATATCTCATGCTGCAAAAATACCTTCGGGTGCTAACTTTCCGGGCAATGACGGTGGGAATAGTGGTACAGACGCAGACTACTCGTTCGATTCATCTTGGAAAGTTGGGTGGCTCACGGACGGTGATACAGTAAATGCAAATGATGTTTGTCTGCCTACGCACACTGGTTCAGGAATATGGCAGGTTGCAGGCAATGATTTGAATCCTGCTTTCTACAACTCAGGCACAAACCCTACTTGGTGGAAGTGGGGACAGTGGCATAGGTTCAGTACATTCTTTAAAGCAGGCGCTACTCCGAACGTAGATACAGGCAACTTCTACTTCCAAGTTGCTAACGGTCAGGAAGCACTAACAGAAATTAGCACAACTCCTGTCGTGTTTGGTAACGGTACAGCACCGTACCAATGGTCGGAATTTAGAGTCTCAGGTTATGCTAGACCAAGATCAGACCAAGGCGGTGTAGTAATACTATCTGATGATGTGTACATATCGACAGGTACAAATGCTGCTGCTCGTGTAGAGCTAGGCGATAACGCTACCTACTCAAGCTGTACAGATTTGCATATCCAATATGTCACTCCTGCTAACTGGGCGACTGGTCAACTTGATTTTAATATCGACTACGGCCCTTTTAACCCTTCTGCGCCTCTTTGGTATCACATCACTTTAGAAGACAACAGCACTAGATACTCAGTGAGGGCTAACTAAATGACTAAAATACACGGAGATTTTGGAGCGGCTACAGGCGTAGCCAACCCCTTTTTATACAACCAGTTTGAAACCGCACTTTTATCTGTGGGTCAGCTTTCCGCATCTTTACTAGACAGCACAGGCGCAGGCACAGGTGTAGGTCTTCATGTGGACACTGCTTTTTCGACAGAGGGGGTATCAGGAGCATCAGCAGATACAGGTGTGGGCGAGTTCCCTGAAGCTGTTTTAGACGGTTATGCGAGAACGGGGAACGGGGCCACTTCGGTTTTACGATTCTCTGGCCTTCCTAGCGGCTCGTCATACACATTACAGCTAACGGGGGTGACAGGCACGGCAGGGCGGGATACACAATACACAGTCGAGGGAGTGTCAAAAGATTATATTTTAGGGTCTGCGGCTTCACCAACTGCGGCAACGTCTTTCACTGGTACGGTTGACCCTGATGGCGAGATTATTGTCACAGTGGAGAAGGCTGCTTCTGGCTCTTTCTACGGCTACATCAACGGCTTCATTCTTGAGTACACAGCAGCCGCATCTGGCCTCACAATAGACAGCACAGACGCTACTATGCAGCGTAACACTAACTTTCAAGTAGTGTGCTCAAATCCAAGTACAACTCCAACTACAGGCAACACAACGCTCACTAACGGTAACGACACACTCACACCCTCAAGTGTGACAGGTTCAGACCCTTATACGTTGACGTTTCCAGTGGGTGACTTAACTAAACAGGTCGATGCAGTTGGCTATGACTGGACTTTGGAGATAACACCAGATGAGCCGTAAGATGTCAATACTTGGAGGCAAGACAATGAGAGCACTTATTTTACTACTTGGATTGGTCTCGGGATTAGCTCACGCAGATACCATCAACTTTACATGGGAAGTCCCTACTGAACGAGCTGATGGCTCTACTCTCTTCTCTAACGAGATAGCGGGTTACACGCTTTATGAGGACGATGTTCAGGTTCAATGGATTGCAGGAGGTACAACGACTTCCACCTCCCATGACTACGCAGCCTATGGTCAACCGTGTTACACGATTTCGACTACAGACAATTGGGGGCAAGAAGGTGCTCAATCACCAGAGGTATGCCTCAACGTTTTTCCTGCACCACCAGGGGCTACTGTCTTCCTAGACGCCTCTTTATGAGGTGGAAGGGTTTTCACTGGTGGTACAGAAACTAATTATTAAGAAGGAAAGAATATGTATTTTATAACGACTGACGCAGAAGGTTTCATCACAGGCGTATACGATGGTAGTAAAGACTATGTTCACCGAGTAACAGGTGAGCCAATCGAGGGTGTAGTTCAAGTGCCTGAAGGGGCATTTCTTATTGGTGATGTGTGTTTAGATATACTGCGGTTTTCACCATCTACACACAAACCTAGATGGGACTCGGTTAGTGGCTGCATGGTTAGTGAGCCTGTAACTTCGATAGACGAGAAAAGGAAAGTGTTGTGTAGAGAGCTGCCTGTAAAGGCAGGGGATGTAGAGTTGGCTCGCGTAAAGGCGTTGTCTGATGAAGAGGTTGAGTCTGAGTGGGGTAGCCTCTAATGTCTATTACTATACCTGCCTTTGGCAATGTAGTCAGTATGCACCCCGATGCACCCTTCCTTGCCAAGCCGGGAGATCCATTTTCGCCTAAGTATAGCCAAGGAACCCTTGTAATCTTCTATCAACCTCTAGGTTCCTTTTCTGCCAGCTTTGGGGGATTTACGTTCGTAGTAGAGGGGTACGGAAAACCTACAGAGCCAGACCGACCAAGGGCTAGTATATCGGTGTCTTATAGCGACGTAGGCCCTACAGCGGTAGATATATACACCCAAGCCTCGGTTGGCTTATCTACACAACTACCTACCAGCACACTGACAACCAACATCCAAACAAATAGTACTTGGTATGCCGTTGCTACGGCAGGTGACATGATGGCAGGCGACACTAAATCTTGGAGGTACAGCAACCTAAGTAATGGGGTGGGGACTGTCTATAAGCGTGACTTAGGCACAAAAACCTATGTTCCTGACTTTAACTCAGTTCCTTATACTGGCGTGTACGCTGATGATGATGCCTATGTCGGCTTCAAATCCAATCTAGGGCTTTATAGAATAGCAGAGATAGCTTATTGGGATGTGGTTAAGACCGAGGCAGAGATTAGAGCTTTTGCAGCAGAAGGGTTTGCCTCAATAAACCAACCAGAAAATCTTGTGTTCGACTGGAACTTTATGAAGGACTGGAGACTTGCCGATCCCCTTGTAATTCCTGATGATTCAGGCAATGGCAATCATGGTGTTATTGGTGCTTCAATAAGTGATAGTTATCTTCCAGATGCCCCTGTTCCTGTCTTCCTAATAACGGAAGCTGAGTCTGAATTTGACTCACATAATTTTTCAATCTTCTCAACTATTGTGGGTACAGTTGCCTTATCAGCGTACCCTTTAGGAACACCAGAGCCTTCAGCAGCAGATGTGTATAACGGGGTAGGTGCAATACAAACTGCACAGTTTGTCCATGATGCTACAGGATTAAACGTGGGTGGTATTTCTGGGTTGGAGACAGGCACAGAGTATCTTGTGTACGCTGTCCAAGATGAGTCTGGTAGTGGAGATTACTCGCGTGTAGTGAGTATCGTTAGTAAGACACCTACTAAATACTCTGAAATTATTACCGATGTAACCGGGGCAGAAGTAACAGGGCAATCTGGAATCCAATGGGCTTGGTTTGATGAAGAGAATCCAAGCACTCTTACTACAGCGGTTACTCAAGGTGTAGCTGAGTTGACGGATGCAACAGGTCTCTTAGAGATTACATTACCTACATCGATCTCTACACCTAAAGGTTCAAAGGGAACAATGGTGTTACGTGCCGATTGGGGCGGTTCTACCCAGACTGCTTCGCACTTAGTCGAGGTTAAATAATGTCTTTCGTCTTAGACAACCCAGAGTTCCATAGTGGGTCAGTCATATTAGATGATCCAACATTAACTTATAGTGGTGTAGAGCCTGCAAACACAGGGGACATCCCTCTTCTTATTCAATCCGGTTACACGTTAGTAGATCTGGTTGATCCTGACCTAACCAGTGCTTCAGTGCTGTTCGGTGTAACGGGTGACACTCCCGTTACTGGTGACGACCTAGAGTATGACGTTACCAGCACATTGGATTCAGGTGTCACGCTAGGCGTTGCAGCTACAGGTGTCTGGACAGTTACAGAGGCTGTTGAGGGCGCTTGGGTAACAGACATAACAGTCAGCCGTAGAGTTGTACAGGCAGATGGGACGATAGGTTCAGAGGCAGTATTAACACTTAGTGCGGCTACGGGCTTAACAACGATAACTCAGCCAATAGTTTCGACTCTATCAGTGCCGATATCAAAACCTATTGACGCCTCTCTTTAACTAACAAGCATATCTGGAGAAAACATTGTGGCAACAGTATTCACAACAAGAAGCTCAGACTACAACGGTTCCGGCTCGCCATCGACAGCAGCAGGGCCAATCAACGTAACGTTCTCGGGAACTAACGGAGAATCTCCTATTGGCTGCGTGTGTATGAGTCGCAGCGATACAGCCGCATTTGCCAAAACCTCAGTAATTCCATTCGGTGAGCGTAAGCGCATCAACTTAGCATCAGGGGATGAGTATTACTTTGTGGCCTCAATACCAGCAGACGCAAGCGCAGACCTTGCAGTAGTCGATGCCTAAGAGGGCAAGCCTTCCATGCAGAAAGCTAGGGTGTAATGCTTATGCCGAAAAGAACGGCTTCTGTGAGCTTCATAAAGAACTATCAACAGGCTGGGCTCGCACAGAGAAAGAGCAGGGCAACAGGCACGCCAGAGGCTATGGCACACAGTGGAACAAGCTAAGAGCGGTGATACTAAGAAGAGACTCTCACCTTTGCCAAGAGCACTTACGCAAAGGCGAATATGTAGAAGGTAATCAGGTAGATCACATCACACCTAAGTCATTAGGCGGCACAGACGAGGAGAAAAACCTTCAAGTGCTTTGTGTTGACTGCCACAAAGCTAAGACAGAACGAGAGCGGTGAAGGGGTAGGGCGGGTCAGAAGTAGATAGACCCTGCGCTCAGTACCGTCGCCCCCGTTTTTTACACGCAATCGCAAAACTCAATTATTTTTCTAGGTGTCATTATGGGCAGAACTCCGAAGCCAACACAGCTGAAAGTTGTCACGGGCAATCCCGGCAAACGTCCACTAAATGAGCTAGAGCCAAAGCCAGAAATAAAGCGCCCAAAGGTTCCGGCGTTTTTATCTCCAAAAGCGAAGACTGCATGGAATGGCCTGTGCGATGTTTTGGAGGATATGAGCCTAATTACGCTAGCTGATGCAAAGTCACTAGAGCTCCTTTGTGATGCTTATGCTCAATGGCGAGACCTTAGAAAAATCATTGATGAGTGCGGCCACACTTACCAGACAACCACTCAGACAGGCGATGTCATGTATAAGGCGCGTCCAGAGGTTGCGATGGCAGCAGATGCTTGGAAGCGCGTTGCTTCGATGCTCTCTCAGTTTGGCTTAACTCCTGCGGGTCGCTCTAAGGTTTCTGCATCTAGGAAACCAGAAGAGTTTGATCCGCTTGAAGACTTCCTTAAACGTGGTCGATGATGAGTGCAGGAGTAACCGAGGCTAAACAGTACGCGCATGATGTTATTAGCGGGAAGATTGTTGCTTGTGAATACATCAAGGCAGCGTGCAAAAGGTTTTTTGATGATTTAAGTAATGCAGATAGCAAAGGCTTTTATCTGGATGATGAAGAGGCTCAAAGGGCTTGCGACTTCTATCCGATGTTTACTAGGCATATTAAGGGCGCTTTGGCAGGGCAACCCATAGAGCTTGAGCCTTGGCAGGCGTTTGGGATTGTGAATATCTTCGGTTGGAAGATGTCAGACACAAACAACAGGCGCTTTAAAACAGTCTATGAAGAAGTAGCACGAAAGAACGCAAAGTCGACCAAAGTGTCTGGAGTAGGGCTTTACTTAGCAGGCTTTGATGGAGAGGGAGGAGCGGAGGTCTATTCTGCGGCTACAACCAAGGATCAAGCCCGAATAGTGTTTAACGATGCCAAAGAAATGATAAAGAAAAGCCCGCTCTTACAGCGGGTTTTTGGCATCTACAAGAACAACATTCACACGCTTCGAGATGCAAGCAAGTTCGAGCCGCTTAGCTCTGATGCTAATACCCTCGATGGCCTCAATGTTCATGGCGGCCTAGTGGATGAGATACATGCGCACAAAACTCGTGAGGTTTGGGACGTAATCGAAACCGCTACGGGCGCACGAGAGCAGCCTCTGCTGTACGGAATAACTACGGCTGGCACAAATCAAATGGGTATTGGCTACGAGCTGAGATCCTACGCAATCAAGGTCCTGACTAAAGCAGTCGAGGATGAGAGTTTTTTCGCTCTTATCTACACGCTAGATAAAGGCGACGACTGGAAAGATGAAACCACTTGGATTAAGGCAAATCCAAATTTAGGTATATCAAAAAAGCTAGGAGACATGCAGCGGCTAGCCAAGAAAGCCGCGGAGATGCCAACGGCTCGAAACAACTTTCTAACGAAGCACCTGAATGTTTGGGTGAATAGCGCTGATACGTGGATGAACATGGAGAAGTGGGATTTGGCTCCAGCGCCTCCTGCTGATGATTACATCTCTACCTTGCCTTGTTGGATCGGGCTTGATCTCTCAAACAAGCTTGATATAGCGGCGCTTATCGCAGTGTTTGTTGATTCGGATGGAAGCGCGACTCTGCGCTGCAAGTTTTATTTACCAGAAGAAACCGTCGAAACCAAAGCTCGAACAATCGGGAATAAGTACAGCTCTTGGGCTGAGTCTGGCTATCTGACATTGACCCCTGGCAACGTCATTGATCACGAATACATAGAGAACGATTTAAAGATTATCTGCGCAGAGAGCGATGTTAGAGAGATTTGCTTTGATCCTTGGGGTGGTACTCAGTTGGCTGTGAGGATGATTGAAGAGGGTTATCCAATGGTTGAGGTCCCCCAGACAGTAAAACACTTGTCTGAGGCGATGAAGCATTGTGAGGCAATGGTGTTCTCTAAAGAGCTGCATCACGGTGACAACCCTGTTTTAAATTGGATGGCTTCAAACGTCACTGCCAAGGTTGATAAAAACGAAAACGTTTTTCCGAATAAAGACCATCCAGACAACAAAATTGATGGAATGACAGCGCTTTTCACTGCGCTAAGTCGAATCATCGCATCCAATCAGCTTGATAATTTCGACGATTTTATCAGCGATCCAATAAGGGTTTAGTTTATGAGTTTTTGGTCAAACTTTCGTTCTTGGTTCGGCGGCTCAGCTACACGAAACCACAGTGATCGACAGTACAGCAACCCATCCAGTCAGGCCGTAAAGACGGGCAAGACGATCACGGAAGACACAGCGCTTCAGCAATCAGCGGTTTGGGCCTCAGTAAAACTCTTATCGGAGACCGTGAGCTCGTTACCGATCAAGATTTATGAGGTGGATAGTAACGAAAGCAGGACGCTCGTTAAAGATCATCCAGTTTATCGATTGCTGCATGTAAAGCCTAACGGCTATATGACTCCGCAAGAGTTCAAAGAAAACATGATGCTGAATCTGGCTTTGCATGGTAACTGCTATGCGACGATTACCAGAAATGCCACGGGAACGCCGGTATCTCTGAATCCTATCGCTGCACAACAAACTAATCCCGTTCTATTAGATGATGGCTCCATTGTCTATGAAGTATTAACCGAGAACTCAACCAGTATCGTTGCATTTGAAAACATGCTGCATATCAAGCTGTTCGGAAACGGGCTAATCGGCTTATCTCCTCTTGCTTATGGTCGAGTAGCTATCGGGTTGGGGGTTGGCGCTGAGGAGTATGCGAGTAACTTCTTTATTAATGGCGGCAAGCCTTCAGGAATTCTCACGCTTGATCGTGTGCTTAACCCCCAGCAGCGAGCTCAGGTGAAGGAAAGCTTCATAGGCATGGTTGAGGGTTCAGAGAACTCGCACCGAATGATGCTCCTTGAGGCGGGCATGCAGTATCAGCCGATTCAAATGAACCCAAATGATCTACAGATGATCGAGACCCGCAAGTTTCAGATCGAAGACATTGCGAGATTCTTCGGAGTGCCCTCGTTTCTAATTAACGATACGAGCAGCACCACAACGTGGGGGTCAGGCATCGAGCAAATGATGCGAGGCTTCTATTCATTGACGCTTAAGCCCTACTTGAACCGTTGGGAACAGGCTCTAGAGCGAAAGCTATTAACCGTTTCTGAACGCCGCAAGCTAGAGATTGAATTCGATTTCGATGATTTGCTGCGTGGTGACTCAAAAGGCCGTTCAGAGTATTTCGCGAAAATGGTTCAAAACGGAATTTGGACGAGAAACGAAGCGCGTCAGAAAGAGAAGCTTAAGCGTTATGACGGTGCAGACAAATTAACAGCGCAAGTGAATCTAGCGCCACTAGAAAAACTTGGTGAAACAATCCATAACGGAGATAGCAGCAATGCAGACCAAAACGATATCGCTCAATAATGTAGAGCTGAAGATGGATGAGGCCCAAGAGGGTTTCGTCGGCTATGCCTCTGTATTTGATGGCGTTGACTCTTATGGAGACACAATAGAGCGCGGAGCATTTAAGAATGTAATCGAGTCCGGCTTAATGCCGAAGATGTTCTTTAATCATGAGTCTTGGAAACTCCCTGTCGGTGTTTGGAAGTCGATGGAAGAGGACGAAAACGGCCTAGTTATGAAGGGCGACTTTATCGACGGCTACCAAAAATCACAAGACGTTAAAGCGATTATGAAGGCGGGCGGCTTAGATTCTTTATCAATTGGTTTCATGATGTCTGATAGCGACTTTGAAGAAAAAGACGGACTGAGAACCATCAAAAATATAAGCGATTTGATAGAAGTATCAATCGTTAACTTTCCAGCAGACAAGGCCGCAAGGGTTGACCTATCGAGCGTCAAAAGCGACCTAGAGCTGATAAACAATTTGCGTGACTTTGAACACTTTCTGCGAGATGCAGGCGGGTTCTCGAAGTCTTTAACACAAGCAATAATCGCAAAGTCTAAGCACTTGGCACAGAGAGATTCTGGAGCAGATGCAAGCAAGGCCGCGATCCAATCTTTGATCACAACTTTGAGGAAATGATCATGCCAGAATCAATCGAAATCCAAATGAAAGAGCTAGACAGCGAAATCAAATCGTTCATCAATCGCTCAAATGAAGAAGTTGAAAGCTCAACAAAGCTTGGTAAGAAAAACTCTGAAGAGCTTAAGACCCTTACCGAAAAAGCTGCAGAGATGCAGGAGCGGATGCTCGACCTTGAGCAGAAGCAAGCTGAGTCCTTTTCACCAGAAGACAAACCGCAGTCTATTGGCGAGCAGTTTATTAAGTCGGATGCATTTAAAGGTTTCTCTGCAGGCCAAACGAATAAAGCCTCGATGGAGATTAAAAACACGACCATTGGTAGCGATGTAACCGTTGCGCCTGATCGCCAAAGCGGTGTTGTAGGTGGGGCATTCCGCCGCTTCCGTCTTTCGGATGTGTTGCTTAGCGCTAATACCAATTCAAATTCGGTTGAGTATACCCGTGAGAACGTGTTCACGAACGCTGCAGCAGAGACCGCCGAGTCTGCTTCAAAACCCGAGTCAGATATTACATTCGAGCTCGTTTCAACACCTATACGCACGATTGCGCATTGGTTGAAAGTCTCGAAGCAGGTCATGGATGATGCGCCAATGCTTGTTTCTTATATTGACGGTCGATTGCGGTACGGTGTTTTGCTGAAAGAAGAGCTTCAGCTTATTAACGGCAACGGAACTGGAACGAACATTTCAGGAATGTTGGCGACGGGCAATCACTCAGCATTTACGGCAACAGCTGGTGATACAGAGATTGAGTCGTTGCGTCGTGCGATCACTGCAGTAAATAAGGCTGATTACATGGCGAATGCAATCATCCTCAACCCGACTCAGTGCGAGAAGATGGA